ACTTTGTGCTGAACGAATGAAAGTATTAAACGAAAATATAAACGAATTAAGAAAAGACGTTAAATCCTTAAGACAAGATATGTCAAAAGGTAAAGGTGCAATTAGTGTCCTTATATTTATTGGTGGAATACTAGGAGTTATATTAGGTTATTTTAACTGGGAATAAACATATGGAGTGTGAGTATGGCAAGATGGTTTGCGTTCGCGTTCACAATGTTAGGCACATGGATTCTAACTAACACAAATACTGAGTATTTCTCACTAGGTTGGGGAATATCAGCAATATCAACATTAGCATGGGCATATTTTGCCTACAAAGATAAAGACATTCCTCGAGGATTAATGGAACTATGTTTTGTTATCTTATGCATTAGAGGAGTTATCAATTTTTATTAAATGGCTAAAAAGAAAAATAGTTTGCTTTCAAAAGAAGAACACGAAAGCAGATCTAGATTTAAAAAAACAAGTATTTCGACTAATCCGTCCAGGATTAAATGGTCATCAATGAATAAATCGAAAAGAAGACAACATAAAAAATGAAAATATCAGAAAACACTTCAGTAAGTATGCCGGTCAAAAATATGCTGGCGATAGTAGCTGGAGTTGCTATGGGAGTTTTTGCGTACACAGAAGTAACTGCAAGATTAACAAGCCTTGAAACATCAAGAGAATTATTTCAAGCAGATTTATTAAAAAAATCAGAACAAAAACCTACAGACCAAGAACAATTTATGTTGATCGAGGCTTTGTATGGTGATGTGGAAAAATTAACTCTTAATCAAGAACAAAATATGACTAATAAAGTCAATATAGAATTTTTAAAAACACAACTAGAAAAAGCATTAACTGATATTGAACATTTAAAAGATAAAGTGAGAGCAAATGGCAACGGGACGAGTCACTAAAAAAGTTTTAGATCATATTGCAAAAATAAATAAACAAAATGAAGAATTGCGTATGACAAAAGATTTAAAAAAAGAAGTTGAGACTGGAAAACATGGTACTCAAAAATACATATTAAAAAATGGAATAAACAAAGGTAAAATATTATGACAGAATTAATTGTAGCTTTGTTAATGATTGTCAATGGCGAAATTAAAGAGCATCGAATCCAGCCTAGCATGTCAGAATGTTTAAAAGGAAAAAGAATTGCTTCTCGTAATGTTTCTAATTCAGTAGAATACCAATGTATTAAATCTTTTGCTGAAATAGAAATTGATAAATTAGGTAACAAACATATAAATAAATTAATATTAGAATAAAGGAAAAAAATGACTTATAGTACAATAGGCGCATTATTTAATAACGACATATCAGTATTAAATTTAATAATACTTTGCGTTATTGCCGTTAAAGTTTGGAACACAAAATGCAAATGTAAAGGTGGCGATTGTGGCCAAAAGTAAATTTTGTAAAAAATGTTTTCACCCATGTCATTGTGGAGAAGAAAAAGATCTTCATTCTGACGAATATGGAGTGTGTACTTGTGAGGAATGCAAATGTGGTTAACTATAGCATCTAAACTAGTACCTGGAATTATTAAAACAGGAATGTCAATTGCTTCTAATAGAAGAAGAACTAAAGAATTAGAATCAGTAGCAGAAATGAAACACGCAGAACGAATGGCTTCTGGTGAAATAGAATATCAAAAAGCAGTTATTGCAAACAATCAACAAGGATGGAAAGACGAATTTGTTTTGATTCTTGTGTCGGCTCCTGTGATGATCTTAATTTGGTCTATATTTAGTGAAGACCCAGAGATTATGTCAAAAGTCGATATGTTTTTTGATAAATTTAATAATATGCCTTTTTGGTACCAAGCACTTTTTATTGGAGTAGTTAGTGCAATTTATGGACTTAAAGGTGCAGACATAATGAAGAAAAAATAATGAAGAAAAAAGAAAAGCAGACAGTATTATGGACCATCTACCATACCGTTTTAGCAGTAGAATTAGCCATAATAATCGCAATCGAACTTTACGAACAAATACAAAGGAGTGGAATATGAGTATATGGGAAAGAGCCTGGATTTGGTGGGATAAGACTCTTACTAAAAGAGGCAAAATGGCTGTAGCATTTTGTGCAGCTATAATACTTTTAACGATTTGGAATTGGATATTCTAAATGGACGTTAAATATATTGTGGTACATTGTTCAGCAACACGACCATCACAAGACATTGGTGCAAGAACTATTAATGCTTGGCACAAAGAACGTGGATTTGATAAAATAGGTTATCACTATGTTATTAAAAGAAACGGCAATGTAGAATTAGGTCGTGATGAACAATCTCAAGGCGCACATGCTTTGGGTTATAACCACAATAGTCTTGGTATCTGTCTAGTAGGCGGATCACAAGAAGAAGATCATACAAAAGCTGAAAACAATTTCACAGACGATCAATGGAATAGTTTTGGTTACCTAATAGATCAACTAGAAGACAAATATTTGGGAGTTAAAATTATTGGACATAACGAAATAAGTAAAAAAGAATGTCCAGCATTCGACGTACAGGAGTGGAACAATGAGCGAATCAGAAAAGACAAAAAGTAAAGCCCAAGAAATAACAACATTATTAATTAATCAAGCACATCAAAAGTTATCAAGTGGAGTAGAATTATCAGCAAGTGATTTAAAGGTTTGTTTAGATATTTCTAAAGCTTATGGCATTGAAGAAAAAGAAAAACCTACAAACATAATTGAAAATTTACCATTTGATGAATTAGAAAAGGACCAAAATGAAGAAGAGAAACTATAAGCAAGAATATCTTACATACGGTTCTACAACTAAAGCAAAAAAAGATAGAGCTTCTAGAAATAAAGTTAGAAGAGCTTTAACTAGAACAGGAAGAGTATCTAAAGGTGACGGTAGAGATATTGATCATCGTGATGGTAACCCAAGAAATAATTCTCGAAGAAATTTAAGAGTTATGTCTAGAAGTAGAAACAGAGCTAAGCACTAATGGACCCAAGATTAAAAGATTTTAAAAATTTTTTGTATCTAACATGGAACCATCTTAATTTACCTGAACCCACACCTATTCAATATGATATTGCGGACTTCTTACAACATGGTCCTAAAAGATTAGTTATTGAAGCCTTTCGTGGTGTAGGTAAATCATGGATTACATCTGCTTTTGTATGTCATCAATTATTATTAGATCCACAAAAGAATATATTAGTTGTTTCGGCATCTAAAAGTAGATCTGATGATTTCTCGACATTTACACAAAGACTTATAAGTGAAATGGACATATTAGAACATTTACAACCGAGAAATGATCAAAGACACTCTAAAATTAGTTTCGATGTAGGACCTGCAAGAGCATCTCATGCTCCTTCAGTTAAATCATTAGGTGTTACATCACAATTAACAGGATCACGTGCTGATCTTATTGTGGCTGATGACGTAGAATCAGCAAATAATAGTCAAACGCAATTAATGAGAGACAGATTAAGTGAAACTGTAAAAGAATTTGATGCAATTATAAAACCAGAAGTAGGTAGAATTGTATTTCTAGGAACACCACAAACAGAATTTAGTTTATATAATAACTTAGAAGAACGTGGCTTTAAAACACGTATATGGCCAGCTAGACTTCCTAATGATCAGCAAAGAACTAGTTACGGAAACAAGTTATCTCCTAAGTTAATAAAGACAAAAGGTAAACCAGGCGATCCAGTAGACGCAAAACGTTTTGATGAGACAGATTTATTAGAACGTGAAGCATCTTATGGTCGTTCAGGCTTTGCATTACAGTTTATGTTGGACACAACTCTATCTGATATGGATAGATACCCACTTAAACTAAATGATCTTATAGTTTTGTCCGGTTCTAGTAGTTGGAAAGAAGCTCCAGTGAAAGTATTATGGGCAAGTGGACAAGATAATATTAAAAGTTTAGATCCCGATATTCCTAACGTAGGCTTAAAAGGAGATTACTATACATCTCCAATGCATGTGAGTGATGAATATAAGGAATTCGAAGGATCTGTGCTTGCCATCGACCCAAGTGGACGCGGTGCTGACAAAACGGCATATACAGTAGTTAAAATGCTACACGGATGCTTATATATTACAGACTTCGGCGCCCTCGATGGCGGGTATGATGAGGTTACACTCAAAAGAATTGTATCTGCAGCTAAGAAACAAAATGTAAATCAAATAGTTGTAGAAAGTAACTTTGGAGATGGTATGTTTCTTCAGATATTGCAACCAGTATTACAAAAGTATTATCCTTGTAGTGTAGAAGAAGTAAGACACAATGTTCAAAAAGAGAAAAGAATTATAGATACATTGGAACCAGTCATGAATCAACACAGACTTATTGTTGATGACAAACTAATACGTAATGATTTTAATAATCACGAACAAGATCATAGATTATTCTTTCAAATGTCTAGATTAACACGTGACAAAGGGTCGTTGAGACATGATGACTTATTAGATTGTTTAAGTATGGCTGTAAACTATTGGACAACAGTAATGGATGTAGATCAAGATCAAGCTGGAGTCGAACATAGAGAATCAATGTTACAAAAAGATTTAGACAGATTCATGGAGAATGCCACAGGTAGACCTCAACGTCGCGCAAATTGGATAGGTTAGGCCTCACCAGAGCGCGTGTGGTAGCCTTTTATCTAGTCCGGTATATGTTTATATACAGGTAAATTGGTACACGTATCGGTATGGCCCTTGTGTATGTCATGGATAGTAATAACGAGATAGATTAATTGGAGCCTCTATTAGAGAAGGGCTCTTATGGTCTCTCTCCCAATAGGAGCTCTTCGCAACAAAATGAAATATCCAAAAGTCACTAAGCAGATCTTGAAGGCTGATTATGTACAAGTAACATGGTCAGACATCAACAGCGATTCCTCTTGGAAGACACTCAAGGACGCAATGAACAGTAAGGTAACAATATGTATCAGTACTGGTTGGTTAATTAGACAGGACAAAGACGTACATGTCATTGTGGCTGATGTTAACTTTAATGACGATGGGACACTTGGAGACGTTGGGAACATAACAACAATGCCTAGTTCTAATGTACTTAAGGTTACAAAGGTTCCTAATGTTTAGTCCGATGTTTAGGTAGAAAAATCTAAGAGGCCTTATGATATATATCGCCGCGAGGGTCCCCCTCCGCGATTTATGGGCACTGTGTCACTGATTATGTCACGCGTCGGTCCACAAATCAAATGAATTAATAACAATCAACAGATGATTTATCTCTTTTGTTTGATATTGTGACACGCAGTCGCGCGCCTCGTTTGTTTTTGCTCTTATGTTTTTGTGTGGGCACTTTGGTTTTTTTGTGATTATATTTTATTTATATAATTGTAACAAATTAAACCAGTGTATCTTGAATGTATTATTAGTCATGTTGTCTTTTATAAATAAGTACTTTTGTTTGTTTGTAGTTAGTTTATAAAAAGAACAATAGAGTAATAATAACTCTTGTCTTCTTGCCATCTCATTACCTTTCCACTTATTAATATATATTGAATAGAACACGTGTACACATATGTACTTTATAACCATTATAAACTGGATGTATTGTTACAAAGTATTACATTGTAACATAATTGATACAGTGTGATATAAATGATACACTTGTGCATAAGTGTCACAGCTGTAATTTTTTTTATAAATAACTGTGTACAAATAAAATTCATTATCGTACCAATGGTTCCATAAATAACTTAATGGAAAGGGTTACAAATGACGAAGCAAATAACTAAAACAGCAGACAGTCTTGATGATGGTATCAAGAATATGATTGACGCAATGGTTGAAGACTATGGTGTATTCAGTACTACTGCGCTTAACAACAACATAGAGATGTTCAATGAATACAAGAACAGCTTTAAGATACTTAATGGTCGTAAGTTTATTAAGATCATTAACGACAATAGTGTTAAAGCTTTTATTGTTAAGGAAGACTTTAAACATTTCAAAAGAGGTGATGTATTAAAGGCAGCAAGTTGGAGAGCTCCAGCTTTAAACAAACCTAGAGGCAATGTGCTGACAGGTAATTATGCAATCCAATGGACTGGTCCATTATACTTATAATTAACTACGGAAAGGGATAATTATGGATAACAATACTAATACAAAAGAACTAATAGTACGTAAGGATCGTGTGTTCGGTAACGAGCACATATATCCTGTATGTAACAAAGCACAACTGTTTGCACACATAAGTGGACACAAGACACTATTGCCTGCAGTAATACATAACATCAAAAGATTAGGTTACACAATCATCACGAAAGGAGAGACTATATGATATACTTTTTATTATTCGGATTTGCTATCATCGGCGTGTTTGCATATCTAGGTATTAAAGGAACTAATGAAATCATTGATTATCATAATAATAAATAATATGTACAATGATACACAAATGAATAAGATACACTAATAATTAACTTATGGAAAGGGATGATTATGACAACTTTAATCAAAGGCAAACAACATATTGAGTTAGGCTGTAAAGATGGCGTTAATTTTCGCAAAGAATATTACGGTCTAGATTACCAATACAATGACGGTGGTAGACAAATAGCAGGTCGTAAAGGTGACACAGGAGATTGTGTTGCACGTTCGATATCAATTGCTGCTAATTTACCTTATCAACAAGTTTATGATGTGTTAGCAGATGGTAACGCAACACAACGTAAATCAAAACATCATACATCAAAAGACGCTAAACGAACTGCATCGCGTGGTATCAATGTTAGACGCAAATGGTTTAAAGACTATATGCAATCTTTAGGATTTAAGTGGGTTCCTACAATGGCTATTGGTTCTGGTTGTAAAGTCCATTTAAGAAAAGATGAGTTGCCAATGGGCAGATTGGTAGTTGCTGTATCAAAACATTATACATCTATCATCGACGGTGTCATTAATGATACTTACGATCCGTCAAGACAAGCAACAAGATGTGTATACGGATATTGGAGGTTAGCATGATAAAACAATTATGGAATTGCATACCGTACAAATTACGATTTGCTTTAGAGTTAATCGGAGGTACGATACTTGCACTTGGATTCATAGCATCAATATACATGTTTTGTATTGTATTGTGTGCAATGAATGATTCTTGTTATTATTATTATTTTCCTGGTGTTAACTAATACACTAGTGTAATTGGTACACCTATTAGAACGCAAAGGATTTTATGATAACAACATTATTAAAAATAACAGTAATACTCTTTGGACCGCAAGGTTTGGTATACGTTGATATACCACGCAATCTTACAATGGATTGTTTCGATCAATGTGACGTTCTTAGAGAACAATACGCAACTTACAATGACAAAGCAAATGTTTGGGAAGTTACAGACAAGCAAGGGTTTTCTTTTGTTGGTTGTTATTGTTAACATAGAGGTAAACAAATGAAAAAAGCAATAGCAAGTATACATTACGCAATATCAAAAAGCGAATACTCACATCGAGGTAGTTGGCCAAGAATATGGGGTAAACTCACACATTCAACTATCATCGGCGCAAAAGACGATTGGAAAGATTATGATATGATTTTACTGTATCATGGTATGGAATGGAGTGGTGCACTCAATATGTTTGGAGGTGCAAAAGATCCATCACCATTTCAAAAGTTTCTTGACGCAAAAAATGGATTTATGTCATTAGATATACCTTGTCCAGATTTCGGTGCACTTGGTAAAGCAAGATGTTCAAGTGGTTCTAAAGAATGGAATGATTTCGATTGGAATGCGCTTACTGAAAAATGCAGAAATATGCCTGTTGTTCGTATGCATAAATTAGGCTTACAAAGTTTAATTGTTGGAGACAGTCATGCTAATTCTGTTTGGATGCCAGATACAATGGTTGATCGTAATGATGCAAAGACTTTACATGGTGCATTACAATATAAATTAGTTAATTACGTAAGACCATATATTGCACACTTACACGATGGTAAAAGTAATTTAAAACATATTACATTTTATTTTGGTAACATAGACATTCGTCATCATATTTTAAGACGAAGAATGCCGACAAGAACTTTACATGTATTGTTAAGAGAATATGAAAAACAAATACAAGAGGTTGTGGCTGAGTTTAAAATACCAAGTGTAGAAGTTGTGTGTCCATTACCAATTGAAAATATATCGAGACGTATACCTAAAACAGGTTGGTATAAAGACACAGCTTATTATGGTTCACAAGAAGAACGTCAACATCTTGTAGATCACATGACACAACAAATAGAACGCTTTACTCATAAACATGGATGGAAGTGTTACAAACACCCGAAAGATTTTTTGAATGCTCAAAAAGAATTATCATTCGATGTAATGGAAAAACCTCAGTCAGTGCACATAGCACCTAAGTTTTATAGAGGTCCATTATGTTAAGGACTAATTTTGTAAACGATTTTATGTCCTACTATCATCGAGCAAAAATCCTGCAAGATCGGAACACAGGGTTACTTCCTCCCTCGACTCTATGTAACGATCCTTTGCAGGATAACGTAACAATTTATAATTGTGTA